GTCAAGTGCGGGTCGGGGACGTGATACAGGCGCGTGGCGACGTCGTAGCCGGGCGCATGCAGCATTGAGCCATCGGGCCGAAGAGTCGGAGCGGTAATCACGCCTGAGATGGTGAGGAGCCGCCACTGCCCGACCCGCGCCAACAAGATGGCGCCAGGAAGGCTGGGTGGGTCGCATGGGACGTTCTTTTTTCTGCGGCCGTCGTATTTGACCCAGTCGGCAGCGCGGGACAGAGTTTCCATCATGCCGGGCGCCGAGAGGGTGGCGAGGCCGGCGCTGAGTGTCATACGGCCCTTTGCGGCCGGAACCTCGAATTGAGCTGGGCGCACCAGTTCGCGCCCTCGTTGGTAGATCGGGAGACCGCTATCGAGAATGGCCTGTTCGGCATCGGTCGCTAGGAAATCCGGGCGCCCAGCCGCCACGACGATAATGGGCCGCTCCGGCGGCGGCTCATCTGGCGGCAACTCCGCCTCCCAGTCCGAATCCACTACCTTGAGCGGGATCGTCATCCGGCCGCCAGCCTTTCGACCTCGGCCCATGGCAGCACGCCGGCGTTGGCGCGGTAGGCCGCAACCGTGCGCCGCAATCCGGCGTGGTTTTGGACGGCAGTCTGGATACGCTCGACGGCGAGCCGGTCGGCGTCCGCGAGGTCAAAAATGATCCGACCCACAAGATCCTGCTGCGCCGGGTAGTCCGTCGGGTCATCCTCCGCGCCGAGAATTTCGAGCGCGCGACCGACAGCCTCCTCCGGATCGAGGCCCGCGGTATGGCACAGACAAGAGAGGCGCAAAGCACATCGAACGAGGCGCTCTTTGGTATCCATTTCGGTCATTTTTCCGCCAATCCGGACTGAGCGGCATCAACATCGGCCTTGAACACCACGGTTTTGCCAGAGGCAGCAAAAATGCGGACGAATTGATCCTTGGTCGCGCCCTCACCTTCGTAGGAGCCGACAAAGAGATAGCGAGATTGGTTGCGTAGCATTTGGCGTAGGACTGCCGGGTATTCATCCGCAACAGTCGGTTTGATCTCAATCGGCAAGCCAAGTTCGACTTCGTTTTCTTCGACACCGATCCGCAGCGGACTATTTCGCTCCGGCGCCCCCTCATAAGCATCGAGCAATGTCAGCAAGTCGCGCGCCGCGACGCTCACCACGTACGCGTCCGGCGCCTCGGCGCTGCGGCGGAGATGCGCGAGGGTCGTGGGGGCGATGGGAGGAAGGGACATCAGTCGGCGGCCGGGTTCATTAGGTCGACCGCGCTTCGTTCAGCCGCCTCTAGCGCGCGGCATGCCTGCCGCCAATATGAGGGCTTGAGTTCCACACCCAGGAACTTCCGCCCACGCCGCATCGCCACGACGCCTTCGCTGCCGATGCCCATGAAGGGGCTCAACACCACCTCCCCAGGATTGCTCCACATCGTCAGAGCGCGTTCGATCAACCCTAGCTGTAGAGGACAAAGATGCTTTTCGTCGGCGGCCTCCCTGGCGGCGCTAAGATTGATAGGATCGCCGATCCAACGATCCGCCGATGCCTTGTTGTTGAGAGTGTCGGTTTGGTTGATGTCCATCCATACCGGGCTGGCCCACCGCTGCCACATTTCGACCGGAAACTCCTTTGCCCTGTGTCCGACCGACTGCAAGTTGTCGCCGGGCCGGCGGAACAGAAGCACGTAGTCCGGCGAGCCGGGCCAGGAGCACGTCGAATCCTTGAGGATTTGCTTGTGTAGGAGGCTCAGGGCTTTCGTGCGTGTCATTTCCACGACTGGATCGCGCCAGATCGTCACCCTGCGCAGGAAATGCCATCCGGCGCGCAAGTGGGCATCCGTTATCTGATCCGAGAAAGGTTTCGTGCCGATGTAGCCGTCTTTCCATTTCCTCGTCGGTAGATCAGAACAATGGACCGCTGAGAGGCGACCCGGCTTTGTGAGCCGCAGCTTCTCTCGGATAACGAAACCGTATTGCTCGAAAAAATCCGCGTCGCTGGCATTGTTGCCGAGATCATTCAGGCTGTCCGAGTACACGAACAAATCGCTGAACGGCGGCGAATATATGGAGAAGTCCACCGACCCGTCAGGGAGCTGCGGGAGTACCAGCGCACTATCGCCGTTAATTGCTGTCCAGCGCCGGCCGGACGCGCTGTTCAAGCAGTCAACCATTTAGGCATCTCCGCAATATGGGTTGGACGATACGGAACCATTGTCTCGGCAATCGTGGCGCGTGATCGACGCATCGCCTCGGCCATTGCAATCTTCATGGCCTCATGGTCCTGGGCCTTGCGGTCTATCACGCGGCCGATCTGTTCTTCCCCTTCGGCCACCGCAAGATGGACATGAACGGGTCGCGTCTGCCCAAACCGCCACGACCTCCGCACGGCTTGATACCAACTTTCATAGCTAAAGGACCGTCCGATGAACGCCTGTCGCGCGCAGTGCTGCCAGTTTGATCCCCAGCCGCAAATTGAAGGTTTGCTGACGAGATACGGCTTGCGACCCTGCGTAAAGTCATCCAGAGCGGCTTCTTTGCGGTCCAAGGCGTGAGAACCACGAACCTCAACGGCGCCGTCCACAGCCACCATCAAAGCGTCCGCCTCGGCGTCGCTATCGCACCAGAGAATCCACGGCTCATCAGGTTCATTGGCGACCAATTCGGCAACCAATTTCGCCCTCACATCGGCCGTCTCTCGCTTGATGGCGTGCATGTTCGTCGCGCTGACATCAGCGGCGAACAGTGTTCCCTCCATCGCCCTCGCCTCAGTGGCGACCCGGTGCTTGTGGATTTCCAGCGGTGGAAGCCTGAATTTGGAGCCATCGAAGCCAAGATCGGCGGGGCTGTCTGCGCAACGCGCCCATGAAGCAACCCAATCCCAAAAAGCAGTTTCGGCATGTCTCTTGAGTCGCCAGTTTTGCGATGCAGTTGACGTGTCGTTGATGAACCACCGCGCCAGCATGTCAAGCCGGCGCATCATGCCGAGAAATTCAGAGTGCGTGCCTAGCTCCATGTGGTCATTCGGCGCTGGCGTTGCGGTGTTGCAAAGGCGAAAGCGGTGTGTTGAAAACGCATCGGTGAGCTTCGTGACCGTGGCGCCCATGAAGTTTTTTATAATACTCGACTCGTCGAGGCTGACGGCGCCAAATGCCATCGGGTTAAGCCCATCAAGACGATCGTAATTGCAGATGTTTATGCCTTCCCCTACATCATCCTGACATCGAATGACGCGCGCGGTGTAACCGAAACGGTGCGCCTCGCGTTCCATCTGCCGCGCCACCGCCAGCGGCGTCAGGATCAGCGCGCGGCCGTTCGTCGCCTCGGCTGCTTGTCGGCACCACTCGATCTGAATTGCGCTTTTGCCAAGCCCGGTTCCGAGAAATTCGGCAGCCCTTCCGACGCTCAACAGGAACCGGCAAACCTCGGCTTGGAAATCGAACAGGTGCGATGGCATCGGCCCGGGCGAGATCCCGCACGATGCGGCGCGCGGCGCCTTGGTCATAAGAAATTGCGTGTAATCGTCCATGTTTACCCCCCCCCCACCAGCCGCCGCGCGTCGGCCTCGCTGCGCAGGACGGTGGCGCTGCAGATCGCGCTCATCATGCCGCTACCCCCGCCGCCGCTACCGTTCGGCAATATTCACACAACCAGAAGCCGCGCTCGGCATGCTCGACCGGAGCGCCGCAACGCAGGCAATTTCGTTTCTTTGTGGAATCCGGCGCCGATTCCTTCAACACGAACGAAGGCAGTCCGCGCTTTTCTGCGGCTTTGTTGACCATCCATAGGTCGATTTTGCCACGGAAGATGATCCCCCAGGAGCGCACCGTCGCGCGGATTGTCGCGGCGTCGGCGGCCACCGGCGGGAGATTTGGTCGGCGCCCGGTAAGTCTTGCCTGTTCCCACCAGAACTTCCGAAAAGCCACTTGCTTTGCCTTTGTCTCCGGCCGGTTGCGGGCTTTTGTAAAACCCGCAATCCACTTTTCCCGCCAAACCGGGTCTTGCCATCGGCGCTTCAGCAACGCCGAAAACAGCGCCCGAGCCTCGGGGGTTCTTTTGCTTCGTCGGATGCCAGCGATCGTGGCTTCCCGATAATGTCGGTCGGTCCTCCACTCCTCGGTGCGAATCGCCGCCATACCCGCACGATGTTCCGGTGTCCACGCCTCAGCAATGGCTCGGGATAGTTCAGCG